ATATCAAAGTCAATTGGCTTTCCAACTGCATGTGTTAATTCATAAAATCTATTAAAAGCATAAAAGGCCAGTCTTGAATATTTTTCGTCTTTATTCATCCAACGTCTTTTAGGTTCACAAACGTGAACCATTAGAGTCCTTTCAGACTTAAACTTTGCATCACAATATTGACATTTAAACATTTTCTTTTCTCCTTGCGAACTTAATACCACAATATCCACAAACTACATATCCCTCCTCGGGTACAAAATAATAAACTTTAGGATGGTCATTTAGTTCACCCATACAAGTTGCACTTTCTCCATCAACATAAATTATTATTTCTGTCATTTTTTCTTCTTTGCTTTCTTCTTACCAAAAATTTCACTAATCTCTTTATCAGTCATGCCCATATCACCTGCCATTTGTTTCAAATCTGAAACATCGTTCATTTTTTGAAACAATTCTACCTCACTACCATTCATTGTAGGATATGTTTCTGAAACAAACTGTGAAATAGCATCTTTCTTTATCTTTGAGTTTGGTGGCTTAATCCACTCGTGGTACTGTTTCTTACCTGTACCTGTCAAACACATTAACTTCCAAACTAATTCATCATGTTTATGAATATCTCCATAATGTTTATTCACAAACTCATTTGTATTCAATATTAAATCTTCTTTATCTTTTCCTTTAGTAGAACTTGCATATCGTATAAACAACCAACTGCCCCATGCTTTCTTTTTCTCAGCATCAAGGTTAGCATACCAATTGAAATCTTTTCTATCAATTGCATTTAATACATCATTTAGTGGTAACTTAGCCGCCATGTTTATAATACCTTCCGCCAAACACTAATAAAAAATTCTGAGCATATTCATCTCTTTCAAAATAAAACGACTCTCCATTTTCATCTTGTACTACTGTCCATTCCATCAATGGAATGTTATCTGCACACCAAAGATAAGCCTCATCGGCTTTTCTATACGAATCGATTACTATTCTATGACCTCTATTAGATTCAGAAAAAATCATAACTACTCATTTGGTCTGGTATGCGATTTAAGTCTTTTACAAAATATGCACATTTCGGACTATCTCCATATTCAATAGGTATTGCAAGAATGTGTCCGTACTTCAACTTAGGGAAGAACCATTTCACATCTGCAAACACATTGTTAACTTTTACTGGTTGCCAATCCATTGTAAACCCTTTTAATGGGTTTGTCAATAGTGTATCAAATCTTCGTTCATTTATGCTGGTTAATGGAATGAATTCACACATTCCTATTTCTGCTTCACCAATCATAATATTCCAATCAATGGGCATCTCAATATTATATGGTCCAATACTAATACTCATACTCGGCGCACTGAATGTTTCTATGAACACTAATGGAATAAAAAAGAAATCTGGGTCATCTTTATCAGTTACATCCATCACACAATATCGTATATCTTCTATTTCCTCTGGTAAACTATTCATTTCAAAACATCTATTATCTGGCGTTAGTATTTTCATTTCATTCCTTTTAGTATCGTACCTTTTCTATTGTAAATGGATATGAAGCCTCTTTGTAGTATTTCTTTCTCAATGTTAAATGTCTTTTTGAATACTTACATCTACTGGTCATATCCCATATTTGCACAAAATCTTTATCTTCGGCAATTCGAACTCCTCTTCCAATCGATTGAATAACTCTGACAAACGATTTTCCTGGTTCTAATAATACCAAATTAAATATACGAGGGATATTTATACCAACAGAAGCCACTCCATAAGTAGCAATAGTAACTGTGTTTGTTCCTTCGTTTATATCATTATATGCATCTTTCCTATCCACTACCTTCATTGCACCTTGTACAAATTCAGCATCTGGAATTAATTCTTGTAATTCTTTTCCGTTCTTTATTCTATTCGTCAAAACCAAAGTATTACCAGTTACAGAAATATGTTTAATTCTGTTAGCAATAAACTTTAATCTATCTTTATCTTCAAGCAAGTATGTCATTTCTCTTTGATAGTTAGTATAACTTGCAGTTTCTTGAGTTTGAACTATGTTAACGTGACAATTTGCTAAGATTCCTTGGTCCTGTAATTCTTTTGCTGATAATCTATGTATTACATCACCTATTGAACTCCGTAAACTAGCAGATTCCCAATCACTTTTTGGAATAGTGCCAGTTAGTCCCCAACGAATAGGGACTTTAGCAAATACACTTGTTAATAAATCTTTTAATACATCTGCTTTTGCTTGATGTGTTTCATCTACTATAACACAACATACATCCTCGATAAAGTCCTGAATGTTATCTTCACCTCTTTTGGTTTTCTTCAATAACGAATTCAAACTCTGCCAAGTACAGATTGTATGGGTCTTTCCTATATCTTTTTTGTCTCCAAAATAAACACCAACATCTAATCCACAGTTGTTGTAGTCTTCTTCGGTCTGTCTTACTAAATCTTTATTTGGTACAATGACAATGGACCTACCATACTTCTCTACTACTTTACTCATGGTCGCAGTCATAATCGTCTTACCTGCTCCCGTGGCTATCTCTTGGAGACATTGTGGTGAAGATATGAACTGATTGATTACTTCAACTTGGTAATCTCGTAAAATAATGGGTTCGCCCGCCTTTATGTGTGTTTCAGGCCAAGTAACTCCTTCCCAGAAGTCCTCAGTTACTATTGGAAAACTCATTTCTTCGTTTTCACGCCTATCATCAATGACTACTTCGTAGCCTTGTTCAATGATTACAGGCAAAATATCATCTAATAAATTTAGATAAGTTCTACCACCGACATCACAAAAGCGGACCGTTCCATCCCATCTACCGAGTTTAAATGCAGGCATATGATATGCATGAGGTAGAAAATACTTCAATTTATCACTACATTTTCTGCGAGTTGATGGGTCAAGGCCCTCTAGTTTAACGTTTACCTCGTCCTTGATTATGATTGTACACTTGTTCATTTATACTTTTTCTTCATCATTTAAGATAGTATAACATATTCGAATAGGGATATCAAGTGTTTTCTTAGCGGATAGCATAAAAAAACGGCAGTAACGTTTCCATTACTGCCGCGAGGGTTAACTCTTTTTAAACTTTTTATGCCACTCTTCGTTTCATACAAGTGGACTCTGTAAGAACTTTCCAACGTTTGCCATCCATGTTTCTAAGGTCAGCAATCTTTTGAGCCATTCTCAAAGAAATCTCTCTTAACCTGTCTTTCTTTTCATACATGAACTCAATAATTTCTTGTTCTTGTATCTTAGTAAGACCTTTAGTATCAAACAATCCACCTTCTCTGGCAATCTGTCTAATTCTTAACAACTTATCTCTAGTTGTATCAAGAGTTAAATCAAGATAGTGACATCTTGAAAGAATAGCCTCTAAGTGGTCTTTGATTTTAGTTTGTCTAGTGCTATCAAACTTTAAGTTTGTAATAAAGATAACTGAACCGTTAAACTCGAAGTCAGCAGGAACACCTTCTCTTCTTAAAAAGTTAGAGTCCGAGTTCCAAGAAATCTTTCTTTTCTTATTGCTATCAAGTGCGGCTTTAAGAATGTTCAAGGCATCTTCATTGAAAAGAATAGTATCACAGTCGTCCAGAACAACAATGCTCTTGGAATCTGAATACTTATAAAGAGTACTATATAGACCAATTGCCGACATTGCACCTTTAACAAATGTATGTCGCATTGGTTTATCAGCCATCATATCAAAGATACTATCTTTTTCAAGGACTTGTTCAACACCAAATGTTTTACCAACTCCTGGAGGTCCTGTTACAACTAAACCTCTAACAATACCATCTAATGTAGCATTAGTCATTTCGTCTAGAATATCAAAACGTTCTTTAATTCTATCCATTCCTTGTTCGTCAGTTTCAACAACTTTTTTATTTGCTGAACCTTCGACTTCGGTAACTTGGTCTTGATTTTCGATTTTAATTCTACAAGCATCTCTACCTGAGAATACCTTTTCATCGGAATCGGTAACTTTAACTTTTACAAAATACGAACCATCTTTTGATTTTGTAATACCTTTAACTAATGGAAAACAACCGTTAATCTCGGTATTGTTATAAGTTCCGTTTTCTATTTTTACTATATTCATTTTAAACCCTCTCTTGTTTATTGAATTAATACCATTATAGCACAGATATCATATCTGTCAAGTTTTTTCACTTTTTAAATAATCAAGATATTCTGAATTTCTAGTCTGTAAGACAACAAAATCACCAAAATTATCTTCAAAAACCTTTAATAAATTAAGATAATCATCTGATTTCATATCTGCTAGAATTTCATCCTCATCTAAATCTAACTTTCTACAAAAATCACGAGCAACTGCCATTAGATAATATGAATTTCCATTAGGACCATCGATATCGATGTACATACTATCTATATTTGGTGTTAGTTCTACTGACATTTATTTTGCTCCCTTATATTCATAAGGTTTATTCCACTTACCAACACTAAGATTAGTGTAATAAGCAGTATCAAAATAATCAACCATTGCATCTGATTTATCATACCATTCACGACCGCCCTCAATAGTTCCTGGAGCAGTTTTCATAATATTGATAATTTCGCTGAATAATGATTTGTGTTTTCCGTAATTTTCAGGATAATACTCATTGATTTGTTCGTGACCGTCAAACTTATGTGCTGGAGCCTCTTTGTGCCAAGGGTCCTTACGGTCTAAACTTCCATCATAAAAGTTTATTTCACCTGAAGTGATAGAAACATTTAAACTTGAATAGTGTTCCCTACGAACTGAGAACTTTATTTTGTTTTTGAAGTGTTCTTTAAGAGCAACTCGAACTGCTTTTACTTCATCTGTTGATATATAAGCCATTTTAACCCTCTCTTTTATTGAATATACATATATTATAGCATAAATCGAGGATTTGTCAATTTTTTGGGGTTTTTATGGGTAAATTATGCAGGAATTGGCTTATTTTCTTGTGGTTCTGCGTCTAAAACGTCCCATTTTTCAATAAAATTCTCTAATTCTGTGTCTGTTACTGACCGTGTGTAGTCAGAACCCACATATTGATAAGACAAAGATACAACATAAGGATTATCGGGTGGATAATACAAATCTGTAATCTTTGCTATTTTATGAGTATTCTTATGTTGAATTAATGTCCCTATTTTTATTTTTTCTGTCATTTTACACCTTTTGGTTAAAAAGAGTACTTACACTTTCTTCATTACTTACTCGGCGAATTGCTTCACCAAATAATTTCGAAACTGATACTGCTCGTGTTTTCTTACAATCATGTGGACAATGAAAGTCTATACTGTCTGTAATAACAAGTTCTTCTAGTACACTTCTTTCTACTCTATGACATGCTTCGCCTGTCAAAACTCCGTGAGTAATATATGCTCGTACACTTAATGCACCAGCATCCATGATTGCATCCGCGGCATTACATAATGTTCCACCACTATCAATGATATCATCTACAATTATTGCGTGTTGTCCATCAACCTCACCAATAATATTCATTACTTCACTTTCACCTGCTCTAGGTCTACGTTTATCTACGATAGCAATATCTTCATTGAACATATCAGCAAATCTTCTTGCTCTTGGCGTTCCGCCTGCATCTGGTGAAACAAATACTGTGTTTTGATATACTTTTTTGCCTAACTTTCTTTTAATATCTTTGGCAAAAGTAATACGACTTGTTAAATCATCAACTGGAATATCAAAAAATCCTTGAATTTGACCAGCATGTAAATCCATTGTTAAAACTCTATCTGCACCTGCTTTTGTAATTAGATTTGAAACGAGTTTTGCAGTAATAGGAGTTCTACTTGCACTCTTTCTATCTTGTCTTGCATAACCAAAATAAGGCATAACGGCTGTAATACGACTAGAACTGCTACGTTTTGCGGCATCAATCATAATCAAAAGTTCTAATAGATTATCATTAACTGGTGTGCTTGTTGATTGTATAATAAAAACATCTTCACCACGAATGTTTTCTAAAAATTCTACACTAGTTTCACCATCTGCAAATGCTTTGATTTCTGATGGTACTAGAGAGGCAAAACAATGTGCGGCTACCTCTTCGGCGAGAGGTAAATTACTATTTCCAGCAATAATTTTCATGCTATTTCACTTTCCTTTGGCTTTGCGTCTTTAACTAATTGTTCAGTTTCTTTCTGAATTTCAAGAAGTGCTTGTTGATGGGATTCAACTTCTTGTTTCAGTGCTTGTACTCGTATCTTTTCTAATTGTATATCTACTATCGTGGATGCTATTTCATATTGTGCGTTTTTATATCCTTCAGACTTTCCCATTCTATAAGAAAGATACATACAAACACCACAAGCAATCCATATAATATAAAACATTTCAGACTCTATCATATTAATTCCTCAATTTACTCTTACAAATATTATATCACAACGCCATTACGATGTCAATAAATCTTCTGAAATATTTGACTCTTTATCAACAGGTTGTTCTGGTTCTTCTACTACGCCTTGTTCCAACGATTGTATTAAATCATACATCTCATGGCAATCATAACCTGATACTGATAATGCACCTTTAATATATGTTGGATTGATTGGTAATAATACCTCATTTAGATTATGAGATGTAATTATTTTGTTTCTGTATATAGTTCCACGAGAGGTTAATGAGGTGCATTCTTGGACGTAGTAATCAATGCCACCCAATACCATTATAGCCAGTTCTTTATTGTGGAGTTCTTCTGCTAAGACAATTATCTGTGGATTTGTTATATTATGAATTGAACTCGGTCCATCATTTGCCTCTACCGTCTTTATATATAAAAATATAATAAATGCTGTAATAAATGTTGCAAATATTATATTTTTAAATAACATTACCCTTTTCTCTAAGTCTTCGTTTCCATGCTCCGCCAACTTTCTGTTCAGATAATTGTTCACGTAACCAGTTTAATGTTTGCTCTTTTTCATCTTCAGCAATCTTTGGATTTTTTGCCAAAGATTCGATTAACTGATTTACTTCTGTTTCTGATAAGTTCAACAGATTCATTGAATTATCTTTATCATATATTCTTCCTGTTTTTATTATTTCCACATTTTTCTCCTTAGTTATATTTTAAAATCATGGTCTTCTTTATGAGGCGCACGTTCTATGTCCTCTTCAACACACTTTATTCCTGTTTGAATCTCTACGATTCGCAAAGGCATTGTTGTTTTATTGCTTAGTTTATGCCACCATCCAATGGGTATCTCTACATCTTCGTGTATACTTAATGTTTTAGGTTGACCTTCTAACTCTATGGTTGCTTTACCAGATGTAACTACCCAATACTCACGTCTAAATTGATGACGTTGTAATGATATAGAACTTCCTGGGTCTACTGTGAGTTCTTTTACTTTAGTTTTTAGATTACCACCTATGCCATCTTCATGTAATACTCTATAATATCCCCAAGGACGAATAGTTTTGGGTGCTTTCCATTCTTCTAACAACTCACTACTTGAGTTTCTTTTATCTTTACCACCAACACCAAATACGAATTCAACATCATCAAAGACCATTTCTGGAATATTGTCTGCTGTTCTATCACCACCATTAGCAAAAATTAATTTATCTTTTGGATGATGTGCTTTAATTTGTTTTATAAAATTTATAGCAGAATCATCATCGTCCATGAATGTATATACTTCATCTACCATTTGCAGATTGTTTATAATTTTAAGACGTTCGTTCCAAGGCATGAACGATTTTCCTTTTTTACGTTCTAACCATTCATCTGAATTAAGACCAACAACTAATATGTCGCCTAATTCTTTAGCATTGTTGAAAAATTCTATATGACCCGAATGAATCGGGTCAAAGCCTCCAGTGGCAAGGACAATCGTCATGACCTAATTCGAGTTCTATATTCGTCTTGAAATTTGTTAGTTAAGAAATCTAAATTCTTCTTAAGCCACTCTCCTTGTGTATAATCGACTTTCTCTTTCCAAGCCAATTTTTCATCAAGATGTTCCATCCATGTGTTTTGAATCCATGCCTGAAATTCTTTTCCCATTTTAGTCATATCTTTCTCCTTTGTTAAATGGATTTCTATGATTGGATGATTGTCAACAAACTTCATTATCGTTTCGTATTGTTCACAAACTCCATTTTTGATATTAGCATTGCCAATATCCATCATAATCTTTTGTAATTTTAAAATACTCTGTTGGTCTACGGTTCTAGGAACTAGACAGAAGTGAGCATCATTATATGGTGTCAACGCAACAAAGTCTTTCACTTCATAATCTATTGTACCAATTGAATCTAACTCTATCATAACGTTAAGTGATTAAATGTATCATCTGTCACGTCTTGTGCTACTCCGCCAGTGATATAAGAGGTTATTTCTGTTTCTTGTGGTGCTACTTGTACTTCTGCTCCTGCAATCCATTTCTGTGTCCATGGTAGAGGATTTGATTGTGATACACTATATGGACATTTTAGATTAACAGCAATCATACGTTTGCAACATATCCATTCAATGTATTCACCTAATAAAACGGTATTCAAACCAATCATTGAACCATCTTTAAATAGATATTCAGCCCATTTCTTTTCTTGTTCTACTGCATCAACAAACATCTGAATACATTCTTCTTCTGTTTCTTTTGCAATTTTTTTATAGTCTTTGTCGTCTTTTGGTAAAATTTTTAGAAGTGATTGAGTGGATGCTAAATGTAAATTTTCATCACGTGCAATTAGTTTAATAATTTTAGCATTGCCTTCCATCTTCTTGAGTTCAGCAAACGCCCAACTACACGCAAATGAAACATAGAAACGAACACCTTCTAAAATATTCACACTCATAAGTGTCTTATAGAGGGCTTTTTTAATTTCATACACATCAACATTAACTTTCTTTCCATTAACTGTGTGATTGCCTTTACCTAGTAATTGATACTTTAATGAAAGGTCAATAAGTTCATCATAGTTCTTACTGATATCATCAGCACAATCTAAAATTTCTGTAATGCCTGTGATTTCATCAAAAATCAATGTAGGATTTGAATAAATGTTACGAATAATATGTGTATAACTGCGACTGTGAATTGTTTCGCTGAATGTCCAAGTCATAATCCAATTTTCTAGTTCTGGAACAGAACATAATGGACCAAATGCCTCTACTGGCGCACGACCTTGTACACTATCAAGTAGAATTTGTCTTTTAAGATTACTTGTAAAGATATGTCTTTCATTATCTGTAAGATTATTGAAGTCATTTGCATCTTTATGACAATCAACTTCCTCTGGTCGCCAGAAGAAACCTAACTGCTTTTCAGTAAGTTTGTCAAATTGTTTATACTTTAATGTATCAAAACGTTGAATTGTTACTCCACCCGATGGGTCCAAAAATGCTTTTGCTTTTGTATGGTCTTGTTTATTTTTTGCGTTAAAAACAGTCATCTTATATCCTTATAATGTGCAACTATCACATTCATCTTCGTCTATTAGTGTACCTTCTTCTAACGATTCGTATGGAATTTCTTCATTTTTATCCATTGAATTTAATGCATTAATATCTAACTCACCTTGACCATCGAAAGTATTGAAGTAATACAATTGTTTTCCACCATACTTATAAAACATAATAAGATGTTGTAACATTACTGACATTGGTATCTTTTCATCTTCAAAGAACACCGGATTGTAACTTGTATTAACTGAGATACCTTGGTCGATATACTTCTGTAATACTGCCATAATTTTTAAATATCCTTCTGGAGATTCTTGGTCCCACAGAAGTTCATACTTGTTTTTTAGTTTATGAATACCAGGAACGACTTGCTTTAACACTCCATGCTTTGATTGTTTTACTGAAACATAACTTCTTGGTGGTTCAACACCATTTGTGGAATTTGAAATCTGTGCTGACGTTTCTGCTGGCATTAGAGCCATAAGAGTTGAATTTCTTATTCCGAATTCTTTAAGGTCTTCTCTAAGAGATTTCCAATCCATTCTTTCTTTATGAGGTACTAGTTCATCAATTTCTGGTTTACGAGTATCGATTGGTACAGTACCATGTCCATATTTTGTTTCATCTGTCTTAGGACAAGGTCCTTTCTCTTGGGCTAATTTATTTGATGCCTTAATGAGATAATAACTCCAGGCTTCTGCCCATTCGTCAACTAACTCCAAGTTAGTATTAGTATAATTCATATCATTTTTTGCCAACCAATACGCAAAATTTATAATGCCTACACCCAAAGGTCTCCTATTAATTGTTGCCATTTCGGCCGCAATGATTGGATAATTTTGATAACTCAACAGAGCATCAAGTCCTCTTACTGCCAACTCACAAGGTTTTTCAAAATCTTCTGGACTTCTGACATTACCCCAATTAATGGCACTTAGTGTACAGAGAGCAATTTCACCCTTTTCATCAATTATACTATTCAGTGGCTTTGTTGGAAGAGTAATCTCACAACATAGATTTGATTGTTTGACTGGTGCCACTTTCGAATCGAAAGAACTATGGTCATTAGCATGGTCTACATTTTGAAGATAGATGCGACCTGTATTCTTGCGTTCATTCATAAATGACGAAAATAATTCAATTGCAGGCACCGTTTTCTTACGAATAGACGTTTTACGTTCTGCTTGTTCATAAAGTTCTTTGAATTTATCTTGGTCATTGAAGAATGCTTCATATAGCCCTGGAACATCCTGTGGTGAGAACAATGTAATGTCTCCACCTGTCATTAGACGTTCGTACATCAATTTATTGAACTGAACACCATAATCCATGTGTCTAACACGGTTATCTTCTGTGCCTTTATTGTTTTTCAATACAAGTAAGTCTTCTACTTCATAATGCCAAAGAGGATAGTATAATGTTGCCGCACCACCACGAACACCACCTTGTGAACATGATTTAACTGCCGCTTGAAACATCTTATAGAAAGGAATAACACCTGTATGACTTGCATCGCCATTACGAATAGGTGAGTTTATTGCTCGGATACTACCTGCACCAACCCCAATCCCTGCTTTCTGAGAGACATATTTAACAATTGAACTAGATGTAGCATTGATACTATCTAAACTATCATCTGTTTCAATTAATACACAACTACTGAATTGTCTTTGTGGTGTGCGAACTCCTGCCATAACAGGAGTTGGTAATGAGATATCAAAAGTACTAATTGCATCATAGTAATCTTTGACCCATGTTAATCTTTCTTCTCTTGGATATTTGCTGAATAAAGTTGCCGCAATTAGAACATATGCCATTTGTGGCGTTTCATAAATTTTATTTGTTACTCGATTTTGTACTAAGTATTTTCCACGGAACTGTTCCATTCCAACGTAAGTAATATCAAAATCTCTATCATGTCTAATGAAAGAATTAATCTTTTCCCATTCTTCTACTGAATAGTCTTCTAGTAATGCTTTATCGTAAAATCCAGATTTAACATTTCGTTCGACCAATTCAAATACATGACATGGGTCAAAGTGACTGTATACTTCTTTTCTAATATGATAATTGATTAGGTTTCCTGCAACCCATTGATAGTTTGGTGTGTTTTCTGATATTAATTCGGCTGCCGCTTTGATTAATGTTTCTTGAATTTCGCTACTTGTCATTCCACCATAAAATTGAATATGTGATTTTAATTCAACTTCACTAGCAGATACATTGTTAATATTGTTACAGGCCTCAAATACGACTTTGTGCATTTTTTCTAAATCTAAAGCCTCTTTTTCTCCATTTCTCTTAACTATGTGAATCGCAGTCATTTTTTCCTCTATCTAATATGTGTTTATTTCTGAATCTTCCATTCCTGCAACACGTAACTTAATTATGTTTGACAGTTGAAAGTGTTTAATTTCGAAGCCTTTTGTTATACCTAGATATTGATTTCTAACAAGTGCTACTTGATTTATCAATTCTCCAACTGCAACAATTTCGTCTTCGCCGTCAGCATACTTTTCAGCATCTCTGCTACTCAATACTTTATTATAATTCTCTAAATATTTCCTTAAGTATTGGCTTCTTTTTTTACGTAACGTAATATTTAGGTGTTCTAATATTGCTTCGATTTCTTGTAACTGACCGAAACGTAATTCAACGTATGCAGGAAGTTGAGTAGAGTTCTTTTCAACATTACCCTTAATCTTAACTTCCTTTCTCGCATCCGATAACTCGCTTTCAAAAAATTGAAGGCAAGATGGAATTTCACTCCAGTCTTTTACTATTTTGCTATACCAATTCATTAGTCCCAATCATCGTCTTCTTCATAATAATCCTCATTATCATCTTCAAAATATCGGTCTAGTGCGACTTCTAAAATCTTGTCTCCGTCGATTAATATCTCTATATCTTCGGGACTCATTCCTAGTTCGTCACACTGTTTGATAAACATCTCCCCGGCTTCTATTCTATCTTTGCCTGGGATGTAATTTACCAAAGTCTCCCATAACTCATAAAGCGATTCTGATTCCAAAAAAGTCTCCTCTTAGTATATCTTGTTAGTGTAAGCAATGTATTTATTACATTTTGCTTTTTTCTTATACTTCTGATTCAACTTGTTCTAATCCATGTTTCTCATCTTCTAAGTTATCATCATTCCATTCACTCATAATAATATCAAGTTTTTCTGGTGACCAATTTTTACGAAATTCAATCATCTCTTCACCTGATTTTGTGTTATATTTCAATCGGTTACCTTGTTTTATTAATAATCCTTTTGCTTCAAAGAACTCAACTAATCCACTATATGGGTCCATTCCTGTTTCATATGGAATCTCAACTTGTACACTTTCGAATGGTTTTGAGTAACGAGTTTTCATTACTTTACACGCCGCTCTGATACCATGTACTTGTGAAGTTTTATTTCCATCAGCATCTACTTTTAACTTAAGTTTTCTCATTGCTACTACAATAGAACTAGCATAGATAAATCCTTGACCACCAGAGATTTTATCATCTGGGTCAAACATATCTTGCGATGCATATGTGTGATTAGTTGCTACCATACCTATATTATGTTGTCCAAACATATTAACACTATTGCGTACTAATGCATTTAAGGCTTTTGGTTTACGACCCATATCACCTTTCATGTCACCACGATTGAACTGGTCAACATCAGTTGGGGTCATCATCATTCCTAAACTATCAATGACAAACAACACTTTTGGACGGTCTTCGTCTGGTGTGCCTGAATGGTCTTCTCTGTACCCTTTCATAAAGTCTGAAATGATTTTAGCAACATCATCAATCATTGACACACTTAATTTTAATAATTTTTCTGGTGTAGTATCTACATCTAGTGCATGTAACCATGTTTCATCTAGTGCATTTTCACTATCGATTAGTACTACAAAAATTCCTTGGTCTTGTGCATTTTTTACAATATTTCCTGCCGCAATGAATGATTTTCCTGCTCCACTTTCACCAGCGAATACTGTTACTTTTCCTAATGGAATTCCTTTTTGAAATTCACCACTGATAAGTTTGTTTAATGTATAATTTCCTGTCGATATCCAAGTATCTGGGTCTCTGAAACCAACACTCATACCAGGAACAGATTTCGTTATACTTTTGCGAAATTTACTCGCATCAAAGGCTCTTGCCATATATTTCTCCTTATGTTGATATAAGAGAGTAAGGGGAGTTAAACTCCCCACACTCAATATTGGTTCTTAGTCAGTTTTTCTACTACGAATCATTGCTAAGATATCTGCCGCATCGGCCTTCGGTGCATCAGTAGTTGCTTGAGCAGTTGCTGGTGCTGGTGTAGGCGTTGGTGTCGGAGTTGGAGTTGGAGTAGCAGTTGCTACTTTCTCTTCCTTCACTTCTTCTACCTTTGGAGTAGGAGTTGCGGTTTTTGGTGTCGAAGTTCCTGCTGGAACATCTAACCCATAAGGTTTATAGTGCTGTCCCCAACGAGTCGGGTCATACAATTCACCATCAACAGATGCTTCGAACATCTCTTTAATGACTTTCATATCATC